ACAACTATTTTTTAAAAATAATAGGGGGGGTCTAGGGTCCCTTAGCTGTTTCCTACAAAAAATTATATATCAAATCTAAAAAAAACGCTATCAAAATGCAATATATGGGGGGGGTCTATGAAAATAAGTAATATCCTGTGCATATCACTATGTATATATGATAGTCAGGTACCTGCAACTGCAAAAGGGGGGAGGGGGGTCTATTAATAATGCGGAATCATCATTCGAACTAGACCCTATAGATGTATCGCACAGCACACACACAGCCCACACAATGCACAGTTAGGTAGTTGGTTGATGATTGTCTATTGTTTATTAAGTAATGCTTGTATTCGCTCTTCAATATCTCGCTCAACTTCATCGCTTGTTCTCGCTTCTTTGGTTTCAACGACATCGCTGAATAAACTTACTGACTTGCCTAGCAATTCCAATGCTCGAATCCTAGCTGAATCTGAATCTGATTCTTTGGACTCACGATAAAGTTGGTCTATGACATAGTTCCTTGTCCTAAGCGAGGACGCAACTACTGACTGCTCTTTTCGTTCTATTGCTCTTTGTATGCTTATTGCTATCTTAGGGTTCGCAACTAACTTACTCGCTTCGACTTCCACCCATTTAGGTATCTTGCCTTGCTTCGTTAGAGTAACATCATAAACCTTTGCATATGCTTCTTTGTAACTACCTAACTTGCCCTTAATAATTTCGTCCACGAACTGCCTTTGCTTTATCGTCAACTCGATTTCTTTTTTGACTACTTTTAGATTTGGTTTTTCATCTTTGCTCATACTGAAATCTTATCTTAGATATTAAGAAAATATAATGCTCACAAAACGATAGCAAGAATCATGAACTGGTAAATAATTAATATAGTGTTTGAAATGATGTGCAAGATAGATTATGATTCTCATATCGACAACGAAAAAGGAGAAACATTTATTAGACAAATTTAAGCAACTACCAAGAAGCAGTATCACATTATTAATATACGAACTTGGTTGAGGGTCACAAGAATTACCCTCGAAGATAGAGAGAAGCTTCAAAACAAAATGCGTACCATAAGAAGTGCTGAAAGACCTCGATATAGGTTGAAACAAAAGCATGGATGCGGAAACGATAACTTCCAGTTGCGACTGCTCCAACAGTCCTTGAATTAACAAGCTGAATGAGAATCCTATTTTGGGGTTCAAGAAACTGTAACCTTGGAGGGTTAAATTATGATAAAAATATATCATGCCAAAGAATGGGGTAATAATGAAAAGCCTTATGAATGTGTAGCTGAAATTGATACAGATTCTATTGAAGAGGCATTTCGTTCTACTCAAAACATAGATGACAACTGGTGTACTTGGGATAACAAAAGAAGTACATCAAGCGGGGATGTCTTAGTTAAAGATGATGATACTGCTTATTTTCTAGTGCCTATGGGTAATGGGAGACATGGAGATAAGATGTATAAGAATTGGGGACAAACTGAAGTCATTGATAACTTCAATGTGAACGGATTTGAATACCAAGGCGAATATGAACAACTTGGATTTATCAATGGAGTTAATGTCTCTTAAACCAACTGACGATGACCTTTGAGATAAGGTCGAAACTTTAAACCAGTAACCAGTAATGGACTGACCCTATATGGGAGTCTTGGTGCTATCAATTTGATAGCGAATAACAAACTTAAAATTCTTGGAGGAATTAATTATGTTTAAACCAAGCGAAGCAAAAACTTCAGTTATACATATTTTGAAAGGGAGCAATATTCCCTTTTTAATTGGTGGTACTGGAGTTGGAAAATCCGCAATAGTTAAAGAGATTGCGGAGGAACTAGCAAACGATAGAACTCTTACTGATTCAGTAAGTCCAAAAGATGATGAATTTGGTTTTATATCTTTTAGACTTGGGTTAGTAGAATCTATTGATTTAGGCGGGTTGCCACACATTGATGAAGAGACTGGTATTCAGAAAAAAGCGATGTTGGGTAATTTGCCAAGAAGTGGCGAGGGTCTATTTTTCTTGGACGAATTTGCACAAGCACATTCATCTGTCCAAGCAACGATAGGACAATTACTAGACCCAAAAGGGAAAAACGAAGAGCGTAGAATTGGCGAATATGTTTTTCCTAGTGGGTGGAAAATTGTCTTGGCGGGTAATAGACATACAGATAGAAGCGGTGCGAATAAGATACTTAGACATTGTCAAGATAGAACCACCGCTATCCAGTTTACTCATGATGTGGACGACTGGTTAGCATGGGCTGATAACAACGACATTGATTTAAATGTTCAAGGTCTTATTAGATTCATGCCACAACTATTATGGGACTTCGACCCTAAATGCAACGACCCACAACCAAGTCCAAGAAGCTGGACAAGGTTAAGCGATACTTTGAAAACGAATCCGCCTAAACGATTAATGCAAAAATTATTCGAGGGAGATGTTGGACAAGAATCCGCTATTGAATTGATGAACTTTATCTCACTTCAAAATGATGTTCCAAACATATCTGATATATGTAAGGGCAAAGATGTTGAAGTTATAGATGAAGCGGGTCTTTGCTATGCGACCACGATTGCATTAACAACTGCAATTAATGGTGCTAGTGAAAGTAATGTTTATGACTACTTTGAAAATGCTTTAAATTATTTGAAGCAACTTTCAACTGTAGAATTTTCTATATTCTTTGTTAGAAAAATTACTGGACTTAGAAGCGAACTCAAAGAGTGCGATGTATATTCTAAGTTCAAGATTGATAATCAAGATTTAGAAATCTAAACTTACATGGCGAGTTAAGGAATATTTATTATTGACTGGTAAATATTCCTTTTCCGCTCATTCTGATATTGGGATGTGTATTCCAACTGACGATTCAAAGATGATGAAATCAGAATTTATTAATTTTAATTCTTGGAGGAATTATGAAAAATAATACAAACACTTTATCTGAAAATGCTACTTTGGTTCGTTTCACAACGAAACATCCAAGCGGTATTAAATCAGATAAGGATTTAAGAAAAGGTCTAGCAATAGACAAAGAAGCCAACAATGATTCACTTCATGTTGCTAAGTATATTTTTGGTAAGGAAACGAATAAGTATTTTCGTAGAATTATCAATCAGTTTAGGAATAACTATTTTTATCCCTTAACTGTCCCTTGGGATGATAATACTAGCGACTATGAGGGTAAAGTTCTAAGTGGGTGGCGACTATGCCCTAACAGAGAACTTGATAGACTCATGGATAAGGCTAACGAGTCCAAGTCTGACTTCCAAAAGGAAGTAGATTCATTTCTTGATAATTATGAAAATTTGATTGAAGCGAATAAACACAAACTGGGACTAGCATTTAAGTTGTCTGATTATCCTAGTAAGGTAGATATAGCGACTAAGTTTAGATTTGATTTTGAACTTGGCACTGTTCCACAATTTAATACTAAGGATGTTCGTTTAAATGTATCTAAAAAACTTCGCAAGAAGATTGAACAAGACGCATTAAAAAGAGCAACTAAAAATGTTGAAGCGATAACACGAACTACTGTCGATACTCTTTTGGAATCAGTAGAACATTTGGCTGACAAGCTAAAATCTTATGACCCAAAAACAAAAGGTGGCGGATTCTTTAAGAATTCATCTTTTGATAAGTTAAGACAATTTTTAGATACTCTTCCAAGTATCAATTCTGACATTCTAGGGAATGACAAAACGATAGCGGAAGCACATCAAAATTTAGTTAGTGTATTTGCAAAAATAAATGATGTCGATTCACTTCGTGATGATGATGATTATACTGATAAGAAGCGAAAGCAACTTGCGGATGATTTAAAAGATAGTGTTAGTGATTTGGCGGATGATATGAAAGGCGGATTTTTAGATTCAATGTATTCTAAAAAGTAAGCCAATGAGTTGCGGTGTAAAAACTATTTACTAGTAAATATTTTTATATCGCTTCTGTCTTGCAATGTGTATTGCAACTGAGGATGACCCAAAAGGGTCGAAACAGAAACTCATAAATCAAATTCTTGGAGGAATTAATTATGAAAAATAGTGAAGAGCGAATGATTAAAGCGAGAGCGAAACTTATGAAAGGTAATGTTGGTATGGCTACTATGTTATTAAAACTTACCTTGATTGAGGAAAATCAAAGATGCCAAACAATGGCTACTGACGGAGTAAATATCTATTGGAATGATGAATTTGTTAAATCAATAACTGATGATGAAATCCAAGCGGTATTAGTCCACGAAGCAAGTCATGTTATATGGGAACACCCGCTAAGAAAAGGGAAGCGAAATCACGAACTTTGGAACATAGCTACTGACTATGTAATTAACTCTTGGATAGCATATGACTTACATATGGATTTACCAAAAGACGGATTATTAGACATGAGGTATAAGGGACAAAGTGCGGAACAAGTTTATAGAACTTTATCTAACGATGAAGATTTACTAAACGAAGCTATCGAAGATTTAAAGTCTAAATCTGATAATGGCGATTCTGATGATTCTGATTCTCAAAGTGGTACTGGCGATTCTGATTCAGATACAAATTCTGATTCTGATTCTGATTCTGATTCGAGTTCTGATTCTGATTCCAACGATACTGCCAATGGAAATGGTAAAGGTAAATCTCTTGAAGAGAAACTTGCTGACTTACCAAAATCTAGTGGCGAAGTTTGGATTCCAACTAATGAAAATGGACAAGAATTATCGCCTACTGAAATGGCTGAACTACAAGAGGAACTACAAAGAACTATCTCAATGGCTGACAAACTTGAAAGCGTTGGAAGTGGTTCTGATAGTTCGCTTCGTGGTGCGGTGCAAAAACTCAATGAGACATATGTTGATTGGGTTGATGTATTGAGAGACTTATTGCAGTCCGCTATCTCAACGAATCCTACTTGGACTAGATTGAATAGGCGACATTCTTGGCGAGGTATTAATTTACCTAGCAAAGACAAAGAGCCTAGAGGTGGCGAGATTGTCGTTGCGGTTGATACAAGTATGTCTATGACCCAAGAGGAACTTAATATCTTTGCTACTGAAACTCAATCCCTTGCGGAAGAGTGCGGTATAGATAAGATTAGAGTTTGCTATTGTGATACAACTGTTATCAAAAATAGTAATGGCGAGTGGTGGGATGAATACGAACTTGATTGCGATGAATTAAACTTTCAACTTCGTGGCGGTGGCGGAACTGATTTTGAACCGCCTTTCAATTTGTTTAATGAATATACAGATGATACAGACGATGTATTAGCATTTATTTATTTTACAGACGGATATGGAAGTTGTAGTGCGGAAGTTGAGCCTAGTGTTCCAGTAATATGGGCATTAACTGGTGGCGAGAACTACTGCACGAATGAACTTCCTTTTGGCGAGAAAGTTAGTATCGATATGTCTAGTCTTTAATCTCTAATGCAATTTAAGAGTGGGTTTTTTTGGGTATCTTATGCCCTTAACCTACTCTTAACTTTGCAATAGGCGAGGTCTCACGAAGTCAATTTTGCCAAAACTGTATAGAAAATGTGTGTTTTCTACTGATGATTGCCAAAAGGCATGAAACAGTTTTATTAATTTTAACTGCCCTTGGAGGGGTAATTATTATGAAAAATGAAAATGAATATGTTTATGACATTGAGGAATATTCCCAAGATTCTAGGCATTATCAAATTACATCTAATGTAAAACTTACTTATGATGAAGTTATGAACTCTTATATGGAAAGCGATTCTTATAATAGGGTAAAGGCTCATAGAGGTTTTAAGGATAGTTGTAATAATTTATCAAAACTTATTGACTGGTCTAATGAGAGATTTACGAATCATCAAATAGACAAACAAATCAAAGTCTATGGTGTCTTTAAAGGGACAGAATATGGCGATGATTGTCAAGTTGATATAACTGGAGAATTTGAAAATGACTAGCATGAGAATTACTTTAGATAGAATCAAAAATATCGCAGAAGATATTATTGCAGATGATGAATGGGTAAATGATAGCCATACTAAAGCTGAACATAGCGGAATAAAGGCGGGATTATATTCTTTAATTCATCATTTAGAAGAAGTTGATACTAATTTAGACGATGACAATTTTGTTCTTACTCATAGCTTTGGAACATTAAAAGATATGGGGGGTTTAGAATGACTAATCGAGAACTATTAGAATTTACTTTGAAAGTAAACATAGGAACTTGCAACGAAATCTATACGAAGATTGATAGGCAACTAGAAGAAAAATCAGATATTGATTTGGCTCTAGTTAAATATTTTAATACTTTGGTTTCGATTAATCACAAAGTGCAAGATGTTTTATACAAAGAAAGGGCGGATATGAATTTGCCTTTTCCTAAACATCTTGGATTTACAAGTGATAATCAGATAATAGAAGTTGAAGTGCAAGATATATAAATAAATTAAGGCGGGATGCTACTGTAAAAGGTGGTGTCCCGCCTTTTTTTTTGGTCTAAAAAAAGTGGATATACGAAGCGTGTGATGAGATGGAGAAAAAATATTTACTGGTATATTGTTTTTTCTGTTGTTGTTTGGGGTGGGGTCGTGTTAGCGTTGATGAGAAAAAATAAAATATATTTACTAGTTTTTTGGCTGTGGATAAGTCTGTGGAAAAAGTGTTAGAAAGTTGTTAATAACTCTTGCAATTTGCTATCAAATACACTATATTGATTATCTAATATCAAAGAATTGCATAAGTTTTTCTCTATTCTCAAATGCAACTTTCATATAAAACCTCCAAGGTAGGGGATAGTCGCAAGATTATCCCCTTTTTTTTGTTAGTCGTTTGATAGTCTATGATAGTTGACACACCATCAAGTCCTCCATTCAGGAAAGCTCAGACTGGTAAATATTTTTTATCTGGATACGACTGAGATGGCAGAAACCTGTAGTGTTTAATAATACAGCAGTAGGCGTGATTGGGCGTTGTAAAACAATAGACTGGTAAATATTTCATTTGCAGCAGGGAATAACACAGGTGTCGTAAACACAGCAGTAGGGTAAATGTTCCACATGGAACAATGGGTATTTCACTTTGATAGCATTTTGCAGTATAATAATGGCTT